ATGCTAACAAAATATTTGGTGGATTGGATTATGCTGGTATGCGTTATTACGCTGACGCTGGAAGTAATCATCAATTCTACATCAACAACTCTCCTGTAGTAACCTTTTTAAATGGAGGCAACGTGGGCATCGGCACTACCTCGCCTACTGCTAGCTTACAAATAAATAATAATGGCACTTATGCAACAAGCGGTAATATGAATGCTGGTACTATTGTAGGCAATGGTTCTGGTGGTGTTGCTCTCAATTCTGGTGCTTATGATACAAGTACCACTGCTACTTCTTATGCGTGGTTTAATTCTGGTTACGCTAATAACGCTGGAGTTGGTGTGCCCATGGTTTTTGCTACAGGCGGTATAGAAAGATTTCGTGCTGGAACTAACTCCACGTCGTCCTCAACCACATCAGGCGCTCTGCAAGTGGCGGGTGGGGTTGGCGTTCAGGGGAACGGCTGGTTTGGCGGTTATATAAACGTAGGTAATGGTGTTAATCAAAGCGGTGCTACTGCATATTGGACTTCAACGGCAGTAGGAGCAAGTCATCAATGGTACACATCTAGGTCAAGCTCAGCAGATACAAATGCAATGACACTTAGCACTGCTGGTCATTTAAGTCTTAACACTTATGCATCTAACGGTTTTGAAGTCAGTCAACAAACTACTGGTGGGTTTGGTTTAGTTGTAAATGCTTTAAGTAATAGTGGTAATTACAATTTTGAATATTTTAATGCTGGATCTACTGGCGTGGGATACATTGCTAGCACAAACGGAACATCTACAACGTATGGTACAACTTCTGATAAGCGTCTTAAGACTCCGTTACGTTCTTGGTCTCTTGGCGACAAGTTTGACGACCTTCCTATTGGTGAGTTTAATTGGCTTAAAGACGGTTCTGTTGCTCACGGCACATTAGCACAAGAGTTGTATAAGATTTACCCAGAAGCAGTACAAAAAGGTGATGATGAAGCCGTTCTTGATCTTAAGAAACCATATGCAACGTGGGGTGTGGATTACGGCAAGCTCACTGTTCCGCTCATTGCGGAGGTCAAGACCTTGCGGTCTCGGGTCAAGACCCTTGAAAGTCGCACGCAAGAACTTGAGTCCAATCAAGCAACAGTTTTAGAAGCTATCAACCAACTCAAAGCAGAATTTAACCAATATAAGAAAGATCATCCATGAAAAAGCTCCTCATCCTTGCGCTCCTTGCGCTTCCCCTCATTAGCAAAGCACAGCTTGTACAAAGCCCAGAATACTCTTGGCGCGTCCAAATCTGTGACCTAACCTACAATGCCAACCAACAACTCACGGCTTGTCCTGTGACGGTGTTCTATCAGAGTACTATTACTAGCAATGGCACATTTGTTAGCAATGTGCAGAGTGTGCCACAAACGTTGACAGTGGACCTTGTTGCTAAGGCAGCAAGCACAGTTGTGTTTCAGGGTACCACGTACACATATGGTCAGGCATTTGGTATTATTAACGCTATATTTACGCAAGAACGTGCTGCTCAATTAGCAGATGCTGCTAAACAAGCTGCTGCTCAAGCTGCCGTAACAACTAATAATGCTGCGGTCACTACAAACAACGCTGCGCCTGCTACAAAATAATGAACTGGAAAACTTACGCATTGCATTACATCAGTGGGCTGGGTGCATCCTGCTTTAATGCCGGTGTAAGCAGTTTATACGCTACATTTGGTCAAGCAGCAGGCGCTGCCGTGATTAAAGATATTTCTCAGCCAACTATGCATGAGATTGGCGCAATCTTCTTAGGCGCTGCTTCTTTAGAAGCTCTAGCGTTTTTTAAACAGAATCCCCTTCCTGTAGATACAACCATCAATACCAATGAAAAAACTAATCCTGCCACTGTTCCTAGCGCTTAGTTTGTCTGGGTGCGTCAGCACTCCTGCTGGTTCGCCAGCACCTACCGCCAGTGCAAATGTAAAAAACATTGCGCCATTTGTAACGTCATTAGCTCAGACGGCAGTTCCATTGGTATTAAACAAAAATCCAAAATATGCATCAATTGTATCTGATGTCGCTGCTTCTATTCCTGCTGCTTTTGCTGCCGGAAATCTGGACGCTACATCTATATCGGATGCACTTTCACTCATCGGAGGAAAGGCAGGACTTAATGCAGAGGCTCAAGCAGCTATTTCAACGGTTCTTTTAGATGCCGTTACTTGGTATCAAGCCAACTATGGCGTGCAGGTTGCATCTGCAACCGATCCAAACGTTCAAGTGCTACTCAATGCGTTCGCTTCTGGTCTGCAAAACGGCGTGACGCTTTGGAAAAACTCACAACCTAAAGCCTAATGTTTGATTTCATTGCCAGTTTATTCAGCGCAATTGCAAGTTTCTTTGATTTTTCCAAACAAAGACAATCGCTGAACAATACATCTGAAATGCAAGCAAATGCACAGGCAAAGCAAATACAAGCTGACAAGGCTCGTGCTGCTTCTGACTTAAACAATCCTGATCTAACAAATCTTAGAAACGATGTCTCAGAATGAAACCGTTAATTATATTTCTGTTTTTAGGACTTGCAGGATGCGCAACTGTAGCGCAGTCGCCAGTTCAGTCGCATCAAGCGAGCTTCGATGGGAATAAGCAGAACTCAGGAATACTCGAAGCTAACATGGACGGATTCAAAGTAACTTCAAAGTTCCGTGATCGCTACAATTCACTTGTGGCGATCTACGGAGATGCACGCCTTGCCGATAATAGTCCGATATTCACGCCAGCGTTAAGTAAAGACAGTGGAATTACTTCAAACAACGATGGCACATACGAGATTACCAAAGAAGCAATGGCACACATGGTTGAAATGTCAGCCATGCAGAAACGTGGATTTAAACCTTAAACATTATGGACGTAAACCTCAATTCAAGTGATGCATGGTTTGCTAGGCTGGATCAAAGAATGACTCAGCAAGACGCAATTTTAGCGCGCATCGAATCACAAGTTGAAAAGACAAATGGTCGCGTAAACAAACACGATGCAATCATAAATAATTATAAAGGAAAGATTACGATGTTTGTCTTAGCGATCTCAGCAGCAGCAAGCGTTGTATTCTATGCAATTGAGGCAGGCATACGTCTAACACTAGCAAAATGACCGACATTCCTCCATTTCGTCCTGACCGCAGGCTTACATTTCTGGTTAAGAATCCCGATTCTAACAAGGTCGGTGCTACTGTGAACCAGTTTGTCGAGCTTACTACGGTATGGGCAATGAAGGCAGATGTTAGAGATTCTAAACGTGGTGAGTATTTGGCTGCTGGTGAGTTTATCGACATTGCGTTTACAACATTCACGGTACGTTACAATGCTGACTTAATACGAGCAGAACGCTGCGAGTGCGAAGGTGTAAGATACCAGATTGTTGGTATGCCTTCTGAAGTTGGTCGTCGTCAATTCCTAGAATTTTTAGCGGAGAAAAAGCAATGATCGAATTCAACCTTAAAGGCATGGATGATCTAACTCTCGCGCTTAAGGGAGTTCCTAAAAAGATCAGCAAAGAAGTTGCATCGGATTCAATGACAATTGCCGTGCGTCCGCTTGTAATGGCAATAGCTTCCTATGCTCCAGTTGACAGTGGCGATTTAAAACGGTCTATCGGGTGGGTAATACGCCAATATAAGACTGGTGTAACGCTGGCGGTAATTGGACCAGTTCGCGGTAAAGGCACGTTTAGAACTAAAAAAGGCAATCTAAATGAGCCAGCCAACTACGCTCATCTTGTGGAATTTGGTCACAATACTCCACGCAGTACAAAAGGACGTAAAAACACAATTGGACCATTAGCCGTGCCTGCGCATCCATTTATGCGTCCAGCATGGGAAGCAACCAAAGAGCAGGTGCTTAATACTTTTAACGATACATTTGGAACGCGCATTGAAGCAGCAGTAAAATCTAGAAAGGCAGCACGATGATTGAAGATGGCCTAGCAGCATACATACAAGCTATTCCAACCGTTGCTGAATACTCACAAGGTATCTATTGGAATATTGCGCCACAACGCGTTACTGCTCCTTTCATTATCCTTACTCAAGTTGCAGGGAATGAAACCTACGCGCACGATGGTCCAGATGGCCTTGGAACGATGCGCATACAAGTTGATGTGTATGCTTCAACGGCAGCTTTAGCTAAAAAAATACGTTTAAGCATAATTAGAGCGCTTAACGGACAATCATTTATGCTTTCAACGGGCGACAAAATCGCGGTTTGCGAACACATAAGCACAATTGACCGCGTGGAAACCGAAATCTTTACGACTGATGCACGTTTTCGCGCCATGACCGATTTCACTTTGCAGTACATAATCCAATAACAATCAAAACCTAATATATCATGTCAGCTACAAAACAAACATTCGGAGTAAGCCTTTCGGTTTGGAATACCAGCCTTGGAACTCCTGCTTATTCAACAATTTCAGGATTGGTGGACATCACTCCTCCTGATCTAGTCGCAGAAAAACCTGTTGACGTTACATCACACGATTCCGCAAACGGTATTCGTGAAATGATTCCTTCTGGAGTCAAGATGTGGACAGAATGCACAGGTGAATTCAACGAAGTATCAGCAGACGTTGGTCAATTATTCTTAATCGGAAGCACAAATTCGATTCAGAAGTTTAAGATCGTTAAAACTGCTGATCCAACCGCACCAATTTACTTTAATGCCGTAGTCGCTGAAGTGACCAACATGGCACAACAACTTATCGGCAAAACAAGCTGGAAGTTCAAACTAACACCAACTGGTGCTGCTCCTGTATCGTAATATAAACCGCCATGATCTCCTCAATCACCGAACCCGTGACGGTGACAGTAGGTAAAACCAAGCTTGCCCTTCGTTTTGATGGGCGAGCAAGGTATCGCTTACAGTCCATCGGATCTAACATAGACCTTTCCGAATTTGGGAAGCCAAACAAAAGCTTTGTGACGCTCGTAAACTGGGCGTGGGCTTGCTCAATTAAATGTCCATTTGAAAATCCAGAGGACTTAGCGAACGCGGTTGAGTCGGGTGAAGCTGGTACGCTATTGGAAGCGGTACTGCAATGCGTCAAGGAGGCGCTTCAGCCCGACGAAGAAAAAAAAGCATAATTGAGGACTGGGCTTTCTTCCGTGTTCAACTTGATGTTGGCGCGGAAGAATACCTCAGCCTTACACAAAGCGAAAAAACTGCACTTATCGATCAATGGAAACTCAAAGAAGATCGTCGATTGAACGACATTTGCTCGCTTTTCGCCTTTTTAGAGAACGCATTCTTTCGCCGTGGGAAGGACAGGTATGGTCGGGATATTCCGAAGGTATCTGCAAACGATTTCAAACCAAACCCACCACCAAAGTTTCAAAGCGAGGAAGATCGAATCGATCACATCTGGCAAAAATTTAACCAAGCATTTCCTAAAGAACTTCAAGCAACACCATGAGCGCAACAGTCGGAGAACTAAACATCGAGGTACAATTGCAACTTGGAAAAATCCAAGCGCAATTTGACCAGCTATCGTCCACCGTTCAGCGCCATACTAAAACAATGGAAGGTTATTTTAAAGACCTTCAAAAATCTGCCACTAAGTTCTTTGAAGGACTTGTTTCTGTTGAAGCGATAAAGGGATTAGCAGATTATACTAAATCGATTATTGAAAATGCAGCAGAGCTTAAACATTCAGCAGATGCTGCTCGAGTTAGTTCAGAATCGTTTCAAGTTCTTAACAACTTAGCAAAATCAACTGGTGTTGATATAAATCTTCTTACTCGTGGATTAGATACGATGGAAAAGAAGATTGCTGATGCAGCAGCAGGCGTTAAGTCAGCACAAGAACCATTTGAAAAACTTGGTTTAAATGTTAAAGACCTTCAAACGCTTGCTCCAGAAAAGCAATTTGAGGCGTTAGCCAGAGCAGTAAATAACGCTAATGATCCAACACAAGCATTTCGTTCTGCGGTAGAAATCCTTGGAGCTAAAAGTGCGCCTAGATTGCTTGAGGCTTTAAAGCAACTTGGTGAGCAAGGCTTTGATGAGTTAGCAAAAAAGGAAAAGGCTGCGGGCTTAATAATGAGCGATGCGGTAGTTGCCAAGCTTGATGAAATTGAAAAGCGCTTGGAAATGAGCGCTACAAAATCAAAGAATTATTTAGGTACGTTAGTAGCGGAATCAACGGCATTAACAGATTCAATTACTGATGTTAAAGTCAGAGTTGATATGCTCACGACTTCTTTAGAGACATTAAAAGAAAGAAATGCGCAGACTTTAAATAACAATTACGCCACTGATATTGGTATAACCACAAAAGAGTTAGAAAAACAAAAGGCAAAGTTAGATGAGTTGATGGCGAAACAAGAAGCGATTGATGAACGTCAAGCTCAACGCGAAGCGCATAAAAGGCAGATGTCTGAAGATACGTCACGATATGTGATGGCACAGGCACAAGCCGAAGCTGATTTTGCCAATAAAATGACGGAAGGTAGAATTCAGATGGAAGCAGAGGGTTACGGAATGTTAAACGTAGCCTTGGAACAACACAGAGCAGAAATTGATAAAACGTGGCAGTCGAAAAATGCTTTAATGGCTTTAACTGAAAATCCTGTGTTTAATATGCCAGAATTTACTGCTCCTACGATTTCTAAGAAAGATCAAGAGGAAGCATTGCGTTTAACCGAAGCTACAAGAACTGAATTAGAAATATACGAAGAAGAACTTTATAAAATAAACAAATTAGAAAAAGAAGGTGCTATTGACACTGATAC